ATTGTGATAAAGAATTAGTACCTGATGCTCGTCTAGTTATACCTTTCTATGACCATTACAATGAATTAATCGCTGTAACTGGTCGATCATTGGAATCTGGAAGTAAAGTGCTTCGTTATGTTACCGTAAGAACGAACGATTCAAAAGATAAATTATTGTTTGGTATGGATACAGTTGATTTGAATCAACCAGTAAGAATTGTAGAAGGTCAGTTAGATTCCTTGTTTCTAAATAACTGCATCGCTTCAGGTGACGGAAATCTTTCAATCGCAGCTAAGAACGTAGATTGTAAAGAAAAGATTCTCATCTATGATAATGAAAAAAGAAACAAAGAAATTCTGAAGATGATGCACAACTCAATAGAATTGGGATATAAAGTAGTAATCTGGCCAGATTATATTGAGTCTAAAGATATAAATGAAATGGTTATGTCAGGCATTTCACCTGATGCAATTGAAGAAATTATAAGTAATAATACTTTTTCTGGTTTGGAAGCACAGACTAGATTTACATTTTGGAAAAGAGTATAATATGAAAGTTGAGTTGATTAGTTATTCACAACCTGATGTTTATTTTGTAGAAAATATGACAGAACTGGTTGCTTTCTGTGCGAGAGTATCAAATCCAAGTAACCAATCAAATAAAGAAACAAGTGAGAAGTTAATTCGTTATCTCATCAAAAACCAACACTGGTCACCTTTAGAGATGGTGAGTATGTGTTTGGAAATCGAAACCACAAGAGATATTGCTAGACAGATGCTTAGACACCGTTCTTTTTCTTTTCAGGAATTTTCACAGCGTTATGCTAATCCTGTAGAAGATTTGGATTTCGTGTATCGTGAAGCAAGATTACAGGATCAAAAGAATAGACAAAATTCTATTGAAACTGATAATGATTATTTGCAAGAAAGATGGGAACAAGAACAAGCATCAGTAATTCTAAGAGCAAAACAGGCTTATGAATGGGCTATACAAAATGGTATTGCAAAAGAGCAAGCCCGTGTAGTTTTGCCAGAAGGTCTAACAGTATCACGTTTGTACATGAATGGAACTTTGAGAAGTTGGATACACTACATACAGTTGCGTTCAGCAAACGGCACACAAAAAGAGCATATGCTCATTGCACGTAAATGTGCAGACGTAATTGCCAAAGTATTCCCTATGGCAAAAGAATTCACAGAAAATTAATAACAATAAAATTGGAGCAGCGAATGGAAGATATCATCAATGGTATTGTGGTAGACTATACAAGAGATAATTTATTTGATGAGTTGGGTGTAAAAAGATTAAAAGAAAGTTATATGAGAGAACAAGAACACTCTCCACAAGAAAGGTTTGCATATGTTTCAAAAGCTTTTAGTTCAAATAAAGAACATGCACAAAGACTTTATAATTATAGTAGCAAGCATTGGCTTAGTTATTCTACTCCCATTCTTAGCTTTGGCCGTAGTAAGCGCGGCCTTCCTATCTCTTGTTTCTTACCTTATCTGGATGATAGTGCTGAGGGCTTGGTCGATACGTTATCAGAAGTCAACTGGCTTTCGATGTTAGGTGGAGGTGTAGGTATTGGATTGGGTATTCGTTCTGCTGATGATAAATCTGTTGGCATTATGCCTCATTTACGCACATATGATGCTTCCTCCTTGGCGTATAGACAAGGTCGTACCCGCCGTGGTTCTTACGCTGCCTATTTGGATATTAGTCATCCTGATATTTTACTATTCTTAGAGATGCGTAAACCAACAGGTGATCAAAACATGCGTTGTTTGAATTTACATCACGGAATTAACATTACAGATGACTTCATGCAATTAATCGAAACATGTATGTTAGACCATCATGCAGACGATACATGGGAACTCAAAGATCCGCATAGTGGCGAAGTTCGTGATAAAGTATCTGCAAGAGAATTGTGGCAGAGAATACTTGAAATGCGTATGATGACGGGTGAACCATATCTACATTTTATAGATACAAGTAATCGTGCAATGCCAGAATTTCAAAAGAAAAAAGGTTTATCGATCAAACAATCAAATCTTTGTTCTGAAATTATTTTACCAACAGATAAGGAACGCACAGCAGTGTGTTGTTTATCTTCACTGAATTTGGAGTATTATGATGAATGGAAAAATGATAAACTTTTTTTACGGGACACGGCTGAGATGCTGGATAATGTACTTCAGTACTTTATTGACAATGCTCCTGATCACATTAGCCGAGCCAGGTACTCTGCTATCCAAGAGCGCAGCATTGGTGTGGGGGCTCTTGGTTTTCACGCTTATCTACAGAGAAATGGCATACCGTTTGAGTCGGCGTTGGCAACATCTTCAAACAATAAAATATTTAAACACATACGAGAAGGATTAAATGAAGCGAATTTACAATTGGGTGCTGAACGCGGTGAAGCGCCAGATGCTAGAGGGACCGGTCTACGTTTCAGTCATCTTATGGCCATTGCTCCTAACGCTAGTAGCTCTATTATCATGGGTAATACTAGCCCTTCTGTTGAGCCTTATCGTGCCAATGCCTATAGACAAGATACTCTTTCTGGAGCTTACTTAAATAAAAATAAGTATTTGGATAAAATCATCAAGGAGAAATGTGATGCAGACAGCAAATTGGATTATCAAGAAATCTGGTCAAGTATCATTGCAAACGACGGTTCCGTCCAACACTTGGATTTCTTGGATGACTGGACCAAAGATGTCTACAAAACTAGTATGGAAATCGACCAGAGATGGATCGTGGACCACGCAGCTAACAGACAAAATTACATTGACCAGGCGCAATCCATTAACCTCTTTTTTAGACCTGATGTAAACGTAAAGTATCTACATGCCGTACATTTTCAAGCTTGGAAACAAGGTCTTAAGACGCTTTACTATTGCCGCTCAGAAAAATTGGCGAAGGCGGATAAAGTATCGAAAAGAATCGAAAGAAAAGTAATTGAAGAAATTGATTTGAAAGCTCTAGCGACCGAAGAAGTTTGTTTAGCTTGCGAAGGATGATTGATATAAAGTGCCAACAATTGGTTTATTTGTGCAGCACCCGAAATGTTCGGTTCAATCGTGCAATGGTATAATCAAAGCACTAGGACCGAACTATACATATAAAATATTTACTAAACATGAAAACGAAGATGATTTTTTTGATGACGTTGACCTGGTTATATTTCCTGGTGGCATCGGTGATAGTGATTCTTGGGATATCTATTTTCAGTCTCATCGATCCAAGTTACGGAAATATATTGAAAATGGTGGACGATATTTGGGAATATGCATGGGTGCCTATTGGGCTGATAACAATTATTTTAGGTTCACAGATATCAAAACTGAGCAGTATATCAAACGACCAAATACTTGCACCAAAAGATACTACAGCAAAGCAGTGGAGTGTAGTTGGAACGGCACAACAGATAAATTCTTCTTTTACGATGGACCTGCATTTATCGGAGATGAGAGACAATTTGAAGTAATTGCAAGATATAGTAATGGCGATCCTGCTGCAATTATACAAGACAAAATAGGATTAATTGGTGTACATCTCGAAGCAGAAGAATATTGGTATGATAAACCTTATTTACATAAACATTGGAATCAAGGTAGACACCATAAATTATTAAAAGAATTTGTTGACAAACTAATAAGAAAATAAAAGGTTAAAAATGAGTAAAAATAAAGACTATACAAATTTTGAGATACAAAAAGAAATATTATTGGACTATTTACAAGTAATGATTGCAATTGAAGATTGGCATGGAGTATCTGATCTTGCAAATGATTTAAGAGAATTGGAAGCAAAACAAGATTCGAAGTATAAGAGTAAATAAGGAGATATTATGGCTAAGCAAACAGGTCTAACTAAACACAAATCAGTACACAAAAGAACTAAACAAGGTGGTCAAAAGAAAACTGCATCAATGAATAAGAGTGAGAAATCATCATATAAAAAATATAGAGGTCAAGGTCGATGAAAAAAGTTTTAAGATTTACAGCATCATGGTGTGGTCCATGCAAAATGCTAGCAAAAACATTAGAAGAAGTTGAAACTAATATACCAATTGAAGTGATTGATATTGATGTGAATCCTGAAATCGCAACAGAATTTGGTATTCGCAGTGTACCTACTTTAGTATTGATGGAAGATAATATGGCATCAAAAAGACTCATAGGAAATAAAACAAAACAAGAATTAGAGGCATTCATCAATGATTAAAAAGCACGATACAAAACTAACAGACGAAAGAACCGCATTTAAACCATTCGCATATCCTTGGGCGTATAACGCATGGTTGCAGCACGAACAAGCTCATTGGCTTCATTCGGAAGTTCCAATGATCGAAGATGTAAAAGATTGGAAAAATAAATTAACAACAGAACAGAAACAGTTTCTCACACACATTTTTAGATTCTTCACACAAGGTGATATCGATGTTGCTGGTGGGTATGTAAAGAACTATTTACCATATTTTCCACAACCAGAAGTTCGTATGATGTTATTAGGTTTCGCAGCTCGTGAAGCATTACATATTGCAGCATACTCACACTTGATTGAAACATTAGGATTGCCTGATACAATGTACAATCAGTTCTTAGAATATCAGGCAATGAGAGATAAACATGATTACGTACTTAATCTTAGCTCACAGAATGGTGATGCTGCTTCTACTGCTACTCACATTGCAGTATTCAGTGCTTTCACCGAAGGGATGCAACTATTCAGTTCCTTTATCATGTTACTTAACTTCCCACGCAATGGTACGATGAAAGGTATGGGACAAATCGTTACTTGGTCTATTGTTGATGAGACAATGCACGCTGAGAATATGATTAAATTGTTCCGTACATATGTAGAAGAAAACAAAGAAATCTGGAACGATGATTTAAAATCTAGGATATATACTATTGCAGAGAGAATGGTAGAACTAGAAGATAAATTTATTGACCTAGCTTTCGAGATGGGTCCAATGGAGAACCTAGATGCTGAAGATGTTAAGCGCTATATTCGCTATATTGCTGACCGCAGGCTTATTTCTCTTGGTCTTAAAGGGATTTTCAAAGTAAAGAAAAATCCATTACCATGGGTCGAAGAAATGATTAATGCTCCTATTCATGGCAATTTCTTTGAGAATCGTGTTACTGATTATGCTAAAGGTGCATTGTCTGGACAATGGGAAGAAGTTTGGGGTAAAGCTGCATAAAGTAATATGACAATCCGATGACGGTTCTGTTACAGTTCCGTTTAAGGATCATGATTTCATAGATAAGTGTGATATTGTGCATTTGCACAATTCTTATAGGAGAAATCATGAGAAATTTACTTTTATCTTTATTACTATTCACAGGAGTCGCATCAGCAGCAGAATTTACTGGAGCCGGTGCGACTTTTCCATTTCCAATCTATGCAAAGTGGGCTGAAGCATACAAAGCACAAACTGGCATTGGTCTAAACTATCAATCAATTGGTTCAGGTGGTGGTATTCGTCAAATCAAAGCCAAGACAGTTGACTTTGGTGCAAGTGATATGCCACTTAAGAAAGAAGAATTAGACAAAGAAGGTCTTGTTCAGTTCCCAGCCATCATTGGTGGTGTTGTACCAGTTTACAATCTTGACGGTATCGATGCAGGTAAACTAAAGTTGACACCTGATGTAATTGCAAACATTCATTTAGGTAAAATCACCAAATGGAACGACAAAGCAATTGCAGAATTAAATCCTGGTGTAAATCTACCTGCAATGAACATCACAGTCGTTCATCGTGCAGATGGTTCAGGCACTACATTTATCTGGACAAACTTTTTGGGCAAAGCCAATGCAGATTTTCAAAAGACTGTAGGTGAAGGCACAGCAGTTAAATGGCCAGTAGGTGTAGGTGGTAAAGGTAACGAAGGTGTAGCAGCACAAGTACAAAGACTAAAAGGTGCATTTGGTTATGTTGAATATGCATACGCAAAGCGTAATAAAATTCCTTATGCAGCATTAAAGAATCGTGATGGTAATTTTGTGCTGCCTGATGATACTACATTCAAGGCAGCAGCCGCAAATGCAGACTGGGTAAATGCACCGGGCATGTATTTGTTACTCACATGGCAGACAGGTAAAGATGCATGGCCAGCAACAGGTGCAAGTTTCATTCTCATGCACAAGCAACAGGCAGACGCATTGACAGGTCGTGCAGTTCTCAAGTTCTTTGATTGGAGTTATAAGAACGGTGGTCAAATGTCAACAGAGTTGGAGTATGTTCACATGCCACAAGATGTAATTAAATTAGTTCAGGACAATTGGAAGAAAGACTTCCGTGGCCCAGACAACAACCCAATTTGGAAATAAGGATAAATGATGAAATTATTAAAGAAACTTTCTATTGTAGTTGCACTAGCAGCCGTAATTCCTGCATATGCTGATGAGTATAAAGAGACATTGAATATTCTAAGAGAGAAGAATGTAATCACTCAAAAAGAATATGAAGCAAAACTCAAAGCATATGAAGAAAGAGAAGAAAACAAAAAGTTCATTGAACAAAGAATTGACAAAGACGTTAGTGAATCTGTCAAATACAGACAAGCCAGAGCAAACGATGGTTCAGTCACAGAAAATGGAATCGGACTCAAATCAAAAGATGGTAACAACACCATCCAATTTACAGGTCGATTACATATGGACTATCGAAACTACACACCAAATTATGGTGTCGGTCAAACCACGGATTCGTATCAAAACTTAGCAGAGATGCGCCGTGGTAGATTTGGTATTCGTGGACAATTTGCAAAAGACTTCAAGTATGAATTTTCCGGTAATTTTGGTAATGATGTTGGTGCCGCTTCTTCAACAACCACAATGGATGTTGCATGGGTAAACTACGCAGCCAATCCAGAACTACAATATCAATTTGGTTTGTTTAAGATGCCATTCAGTCTTGAGCAACTGCAAAGTTCCAACAATCTTGATATGATGGATCGTAGTTTAGTTGGTCAAGTTGAAGGTGAATTTATTCCAGGTAAAGAAACTGGTTTTATGATTCATGGTGTACCAAAACCCGGTTTGACATACGCCATTGCAGCAAGTCGTGGTCGTGCTAACAAAGACGCCGTATCAGATGGATTTGATTACATCGGTCGTGTTACTACAAACATTGCTGAATTGCAAGGTAGCAAAGCATACACACTACACTTAGGTGCTGCATATAGTATAGGTGAGATTAAAGGTGGTGTTGCACCAGCAAGTGGTAGAACAGAGGCACGTTCACAAAATGCTTGGTTCACCGGTTCGGCACTGAGTGGTGTAACCGAAAGAACTCGTCAAGGTCTTGAAGCAGCATTTGCATATAATGCTTTGAAAGTACAAGCAGAACAATTTAATTTCATATATGATCCTACAACAGGAAACAATCAGGAAATTAAAGGCTATTATGTTCTTGCAGCATATAATCTGACTGGTGAATCATATAACTACAAAGATGGTGTGTTTGGTGCAATCAAGCCTGCTAATCCACTAGACAAAGGCGGCAAAGGTGCTGTGCAAGTCAATGTACGTATGAGTGAGTTTGATGCTAGTAACATTACAGTAGCCACAGGTAAATCAAATCGTGCTACTGCAATGACTTATGGTCTAACTTGGTTCGCTACAGACAACCTACGTTTTATGGTTAACTATGTTGACACCAAATTTGATGCACTTGTGGGTAGTTCAGGTAGTCGTGTAAACGGCGACAAGGCCATTATGTTCAGAAGCCAACTGAACTTCTAATTACATTTGTTTTATTAAAAGCCCCGTAAGGGGCTTTTTTTTCGTCTAAATAAACATCAAAGGAGACTTCTATGATCACAATGACTGAACTCGCATCACGTAAAACTTTAAACTCTTTGAACAAAAGAGGAAAAGGATTAGGTATTAAGGTTGGTGTTAGAACCACAGGTTGTAGTGGTTTAGCTTACACACTAGAATATGTTGATAGTGTATCGGATACAGATACTATATACGAATCTAATGGTGTTAAAATTTTTGTTGACCCAAAACATATTCCTTATCTGAATGGAATGGAAATAGATTGGAAAAGAAATGGACTCAATGAAGGTTTTGATTTTATAAATTCTTTAGAAAAAAATCGATGTGGTTGTGGTGAGAGTTTCAATATTTAAGGAGAAGTAATGAAAATAACAAAAATACTTTTAACGGGTCTATTGTCTTTCGCTTGTATAGGAAATGTTTATGCTGACAAAGCAGCAAAAGGCGTAACGTATGATGCACAGATTGTACGTGTAAATGATGGTGATACTGTAGTTATCGCAGCACCATTTTTACCTGCACCACTTAAACCAGAGTTAGCAGTTCGTATCTATGGTGTAGATACGCCAGAAAAAGGTTTTCGTGCTCAATGCCCACAAGAGGACGAGCGAGGAAAAATGGCAACAAAGTTTACAACAAGCGCTGTATCAAAGGCAGTTAAACGTCAGGTTATCTTATACGGCTGGGATAAATTTGGTGGTCGTGTCTTGGGTGACATCATTTTAGATGGCCAGAGTCTACGTTCTATGTTAATTCAAAACGGTTTTGCTCGAGAATATTTTGGCGAAGCTAAACAATCATGGTGTCAATAATGGCGTCGTTGAAACATACCTGTGGTGAATGTTCTTCAGAGTTTACGATACGCTATGACGAAAACAAATGTGAAGATGATCCTCATTATTGTCCTTTTTGTGGAGAATACTTAATTGAAACTGAGGACTTTGGTGATGATGACGAATGACCTGGTACTTTCATAATACTGGCGAAGAATTTACTGAAGATAATATAGACGGCCATTTTGGGTTTGTATATTGTATTACACATACTCAAACTGGTCGTAAATATATTGGTAAAAAGTTTTTCACCAAATCTAAAATAAAACAAGTCAAAGGTAAAAAGAAAAGAACCCGAGTATCATCCGATTGGATGACATACTGGGGTTCCAATTTATTATTACAAGAAGATGTTAAGATAAATGGTGAAGATCAATATGTAAGAGAGATACTTCACCTTTGTAAAACTAAATCTGAATGTTCTTATTGGGAAACGTGGGAGATATTCTCTCGACACGCACTATTGAATGAATCCTACTATAATCAATGGGTTTCTTGCAAAATCACAAAAAAACACTTACTTAAGTAATTTTGTATTGTTATCAGGATTCATTGATAACATGTTGGAAAATATCTTTTGAGTTTCTTCATTAGATTTCACCATCTCATTTCTAAAACTTTCAACAGCTGCACCAGTTTGACGAGACATTCCTGAATTTTCAATCAACAACATAGGAATAAAAGTCATAGCACAGTTCCATTCTTCAACTTGTTTACCTGTATTGATATTATAACCTTCAACTTTAGTGAACCATGCACATTTAAATTGTACACATTCTTCTTTCAATATAGGACAAAAACTTCCCGGTTTTAATTGCATAATATACTCTCCTGTTTAAAATTTAAATAAACCATGTAATAATAGAATATCGTGTTCCTTTTGTTACTGGAATAATTTCATGGGGATACATGAAACTAGAGGGAAATAATAATGCTGATCCTCTTTTCAACTTGTATTTTAGTTCTCTATCAAAAAACGCAAATTCACCACCCTCATAATCATCATTTAACATAAAAGAACATGATACTGATCTCGGGTGTAATTTATAAGAATCAGTATGTTGACGATAAAACTGTCCGACATCATATCTCAATAACTGATACCCAGAATCTTGTTCGATATGACAATTTGGAAATAATTCATTATATTTTTTAATAGCTAAATGAGCACCTTGAAAAATCCTATCATCCAATTGTTGCCTAATTTTACTATTTTTTGCAATTATTTCGGGTACAGAAATTCCAATTTCATTGACATTTCTTACTTTCAAATCTATTTCGCCAATTCCTACAGTTGATGATGCCCATATACTGTCGTTTGCATATTCATTTAAAATATCATCACAAGTTTCATCAGAAAGTATGTTTTCTAATACGATAATATAATCATTTAAATTTTTTTTATAAACATTTTTTATAGGTTCTGGTTGTTCATCATCAATTATTTGTTTTGGTTTTTCTTTGGTTTTTATTTTATCAAAGTAAGCATATGATTTATCACCTCGACTTCTAACATAATGTAAAAAGACTTGAATATATTCCGTTCCAGTAAATTGTTTTCTCCAATGATCAGCATCACATCCTAAATACATCATGGCATCTCCAGGACGTAAATTCAATTCTACTTCTTCTCCTTTTGGAGTTTGAATATAAATTGGCCATTCTTTATCGCCATCTAGATGTATTGTTAAACTTATTTCACATGCATCCCTATCTCTATGGCGTTCGAGAACACTACCATCTTTATATACCCTAGCATATGAATACGTAGGTAAAACAGTTTCTCCTAAGATTTCACTGACAATTGGTGTTCGTTCACATAGTAATTCTAAAAAATCTATGAAATTATAATCTGTTAATGAATTGGGAGCTTGACTGTCTCCAACATTTTTATTTTCCAAACAATGATGTTTGAAATTGGAAGCAGTTACTTTAGCTCTTGATTCACTAATGAAGTTGGGAATATAGATGTAATTATTTTCTATCAATGAGGTATTCATAACAAATTTTACTTTTAGGTATTTTGAGAATTTTGAGAATTATAAAAATTAAGCCATACTTGATAACAATTTAATGCCCATTGTGGCAATTCAGTTATATTTAGGTTAGCATCATTTGATTTGAATTCGATCCAACCAGTTCCTTGACCATATTCCAATCCTTCTAAATGACTGTTATTGGGATCTGGCCAAACTGGATTATTCCATTGTAATGCATGAACATTTGTTGGTATACCACATGATGACAAGTCCAATTCGATAAAACCACCTTGATCTGTACCTACTGTTCCATCAATGGGTATAATAGTTAATTTATGTGTCTGTAACATATTATCTCCTTTTCTTTTTATTTATATATCAATTTAAAGTAGCAATAATAACATCAACATAACGAACAGCAATAGTAAAAACTGTTCCTGAAGCAGTAACGCTTATTGGATGCGAATGTCCTGTAGATGTAGCTGGATCTAGACTTGTTGTTGAATCCATGCGCCCACTCACAAAAAGTCCTGTTGGTGCAGTTGTGCCAGCAGCACGTTGAGTAACTGGACTACCTGACAAACTACCTTGTGGAGTAGGAGTTCCTGGACTTGGTATAGGATGATTATGTAATGGTATTTGAGAAATTGATAATGTTGTTGCAGCTGATGCTCCGGAAAAAGGAGAATTAGTAAATGTATATGCTGTTGGTGAAAATACTGTAGTAAAATCTACTGATCCACCAGAAGAAGTTGCTCCGTTAGTAACTCTTAATGTATGATTATTAAAATTTACTGTTTCTTTAGTCCAACCTGTTGGAGCCGAAGTTTGTCTAAAAATAGTTTTTGTGCCAGAAGTAAATATAGGCATAATTAATTCCTAGTTACAGAGATGATATCCACATATCTAACTCTAAGATCAATCCCACCACCTGAAATAGTTGGACTAGATAAAGTTGTAGAATCTGGATGAGTATGAGAACCACCACCACCTGGATTGTTATTACTTACAACTCCAGGATTTGCGGATGCCGCTAAAGTTGATCCGGAAGCAGCTTGAGTTCTTGTAACTGATGATGCAATAAAGGATACGTTGTGTCGATGTGCAGTAAATGTTGAGTTGTCTATAGTGGTTGCACCTATTGTAACAGCTGAAACTGAAGTTGCTGTACCCGCATAATTAGAAAATACTGTTGAAAACGCTGTGCCACCTAAATTATTGACAACACTCCCTGTAACTACCCTCAACATATAATCATTATCCGTGACATTCTTAGTCCATCCGGTAGGAGGAGTAGTCATTTTCATTATTGTGATATTTCCAGATCCGATAATAAGTGCCATTGATTAAGTCCTTGTTGCTAAAATTACATCAACATATCTAACTGCTAAATTTAATGAAGCATATGTACCCGAAATTGTAGATCCGACAAGAGGGTGAGCATGCGACGCGTTCGTTCCTGGGTGAGTATTGATTACTCCGGGATCAAATGATCCTACAAGACCAAAAAGAGTTTGAGGTCCTGCGGCAGTCGCAGGAGAAATAAACCTTCTACTAACAGCGGGGTTTGTATGGGTATGCAAAGGAATTTGAGCAGAAGTAAGTGTTGTGGCACCTAAAGTTCCACCATACGTTAAAGATCCAGATAAACTTCTAGATGTAAGTGCGGTAGTAAAATTTACCGAACCCCCAGATGATACTGATCCGGAAACGCCGCGCAAAGTATAATCGTCCGCAGAAGTATCTTTGGTCCATCCTGTTGGTGCAGTTGTTTGTACAAAAACCATTGTTGCACCTTGATAATTTGGATCTTCTGGATCACCACTGTTTATTATCGATGAGAGAACAAATGTGTTTAATGAATTTATTCTAGGCATAATTATCCAAACGTAGCTTCAGAACCAAAGACGGTCCATGCGCCACTTGTACGTATTAAAGTAAATGAATAGATTTCTTTTTTACTTGCTGAAGCAGTAGGTACGGTGTTATTAAACCAGTTGATTGTTTGAGCGGCACCATCTATTTGTACAGCACTAGGATAATATGCAGTACCACCTTGTATAACAATTATAGAAACAACAATTGTTCTGTCTGCTGTTGTTGGTACATTTGTAAAGTTTGCTGTCCAGTTTGCTGAAGGACTTGTATGATAAAAAGTTGTACCATTCTGTAAATTATGTGTAACAGTACCAGTTGCACCAGTTAATGTAGAGAGAACTTCTGTTGTTTCTGCTAAAGTAGTTACACCAGTAACAGACAAATCACCAGAAATTGTACCACCGCTGGTAGCTAATCGAGTATTCGCAGAAGCGAAAGCACCATTAGCATAACTTGATGCGGCAGTAACATTTGTTGAAGATGTGTTCGCAGTACCAAACGCCGAATTTGCGTATGATCCTGAAGTTACTGCTCTTTGATCTGCGGTATTTGCAGCACCAAATGCAGCATTAGCATAAGAACCACTTGTTACTGCTCTTTGGTCAGCCGTTGCAGCATTAGTGGTAGATGTATTGGCTGCACCATAGGCACTATTAGCATAACTTGATGCTGAACCGGCATTAGTAGTAGCAGTGTTTGCTTGACCGTATGCAGAGTTAGCATATGAACCTGATGTTACAGCTTTTTGGTCAGCTGTTGCAGCATTAGTAGTAGCAGTGTTTGTTTGAGTATATGCAGCATTAGCATATACACCAGAACTTACTGCTTTCTGATCAGCTGTTGCAGCATTGGTAGTTGCTGTATTTGCTTGGCCATAAGCAGAGTTAGCATAACTACCAGATGTTACAGCACGTTGGTCTGAAGTATTAGCAACTCCAAACGCAGCATTAGCATATGTACCACTTGTTACTGCTCTTTGGTCAGCCGTTGCAGCATTGGTGATAGCAGTGTTTGCTTGACCGTATGCAGAGTTAGCATATGAACCTGATGTTACAGCTTTTTGGTCAGCTGTTGCAGCATTAGTAGTTGCTGTGTTGGCTTGTCCGTATGCAGCATTAGCATATACACCAGAACTTACTGCTTTCTGATCAGCTGTTGCAGCATTGGTAGTTGCTGTATTTGCTTGGCCATAAGCAGAGTTAGCATAACTACCAGATGTTACAGCACGTTGGTCAGCAGTTGCAGCATTAGTGTTTGCAGTATTGGCTTGGTCATAAGCAGAGTTAGCATAATTAGATGCAGATGCGGTATTAGCCAATGCAGTATTCGCAACACCAAATGCTGAATTAGCATAACTGGACGCAGAATTAGCAGTATCTCTAGCATATTGATCTGAACCGCTAGTTCCTGTATTAGCAGCTGCAAAAGCAGCATTTGCATAAACACCAGCAGAAATAGAATTAACATTGGCTGTATTAGCGACACTGTAAGCTGAATTGGCATAAGAACTGGCACTTACGGCCGTTTGATTGGCGGTATTAGCTGTATTATATAATTCTTTAATTACATTCGCAGAAGTTAGATTTGCGAATGTAAGATTGCCTGAGCCGTCAGTTCTAATATAATCATCATTTAAACCACCAGTAATGTGTACATTTCCAATTGGTCCCAACAGAACACTTTTTGCAATACTGGTATCTAAGTTTGCACGTATATTAACTGTGTTACTCGAAGCAATGACACGAATTTGTTCATTTTCATTATTCATGCCGCCAGTAGCAATCACAACATCATTTTCAATTAATGTGCCAATTATTAAACTACCGCCGCCCGTTGTTGTATTTCCTGATACATACAGGTAACCATCATTTGGTCCAACTAAAGTATAATCTGGATCATTATGTGTGCTTGAGCCGATACCCATATCAATATAAGTATCGTTTTCTGTACCATTGTCAGCAGTTGCAACATAATCTGAAGATGCATTACTTCCAAAGTTAATGTTTTGAATGTTTATTTGCGAGTAACTATCTTCGTTTGTCGATGCTTGAAAAACTGTGTGTGGCTGATAATCATATCCAACAGGAATACCGGCATATAATGCGTTATGCCCATTCGCTTCACCAAAAAATTGGCCACTATTACCTGTAACTTGTAAAGATGTAACATTTCCTACAAAACTAACATTACCCAAAACAGTAAGGTCATTTTGAACTGTTACATTACCAGTTATTGTACCACCAGATGAATTAAATTTAGTGTTAGCTAATGTATACGCAGAGTTGGCATAAGAGCCAGAAGTTACAGCTCTTTGATCAGCGGTGTTAGCACCAGCAAAAGCGGCATTAGCATATGTGCCAGCACTTACTGATTTCTGGTCTGCGGTATTAGCCGAAGCAAATCCAGAATTGGCATAACTGGATGCTGAGTTAGCCACATCAAAAGAACTGTTAGCATATACACCAGATGTTACAGCTTTTTGATCAGCAGTGTTAGCACCAGCAAAAGCGGCATTAGCATAAACACTAGCACTAACAATATTTGCGTCTAATATAGGTATAGAACTTAGGATGGAGTTTATATTAAGATTAGCAATATTCGCAACACCAAATGCTGAGTTAGCATAAGAACCACTTGTTACTGCTCTTTGGTCTGCTGTTGCAGCATTGGTAGTAGCAGTATTTGCCTGATCATAAGCACTATTAGTATTAACCAATGTAGTATTAGCAACACCAAATGCTGAGTTAGCATAACTAGAAGCAGATACAGTATTAGATAATGCGGTATTAGCAACATCGTAAGCTGAATTGGCATAACTGCCACTAATTATAGCTTTTTGATCAGCTGTTGCAGCATTAGTAGTTGCTGTGTTAGCTTGGCCATATGCTGAATTGGCATAACTGGAGGCCGAATTAGCAGCATTTCTTACCCACGTATCAGTGGCATTATTGGCAGTTTCAAATGCAGCATTAGCATATACACCAGAACTAATGGCTTTTTGATCAGCAGTAGCAGCATTGGTGTTGGCGGTGTTTGCTTGTAAATATGCTGAGTTAGCATAAGAGCCACTTGTTATTGCTCTTTGGTCAGATGTAATCGCATTGGTGTTGGCAATGTTTGCTTGTAAATATGCTGAATTAGCATAGTCACCAGAAGTAACAGCTCTTTGATCAACAACTGCAATATTCGTATTTGCTGTGTTTGCTTGTAAATATGCTGAATTAGCATACGAACTCGCCATAGTAGCTTTACTATCAGAAGTATTGGCTGTAGAGAAAGAACTGTTAGCATAGTCACCAGAAGTAACAGCTCTTTGATCTGCTGTTGCAGCATTGGTAGTTGCTGTATTAGCTTGACTGTATCCACTATTGGCATAACTACTTGCACTATTTGATGCATCTCTTGCCCAACTATCTGTAATTCCACTGTTTGCAACAGCAAATGCAGCATTAGCATATACACCAGCAGAAATAGAATTAATATTTGCTGTATTAGCCACAGAAAATCCAGAATTAGCATAATCACCAGAAGTTACTGCCTTTTGATCTGCCGTATTCGCAACAACAAAAGCACTATTTGCATATGAACTAGCTGCGTTAGCTGTATTTCTAGCTAAAGTGTCTGATGATCCTGTATTTGCTGCAGCATAAGCAGCATTAGCATATACACCAGCAGAAATAGAGTTATTGTTTGCTGTATTGGCTAGACTATAAGCACTATTTGCATATGAACCGGATGTTAATGCTTTTTGGTCTGCTGTGGAGGCATCTGTTAATGCTGTATTTGATATACCAAATGCTGAGTTTGCGTAATCACCACTTGTTACTGCTTTCTGATCAGCTGTTGCAGCATTTGTTGTTGCAGTATTTGCTTGACTGTAAGCAGCATTGGCATATGAACTGCCAGAGTTAGCTGTACCAAATGCTGAATTCGTATGATCTACAGGATCATATCCTCTAACTCTAATTGTATCGGTTACTATATTGGCCGTAAGATTTGCAATACTGAAACTTGAGTTAGCGATATCGATAACATTATTTGGTGAAGATGTATCGAAACTGGGATCTTCGTAGTTATAAAACAAATAATATTTACCATCTGTAGCATCTCGGAAAAGACCAGTATGTTTTCTGGTGACACCAGCATCTGGACTATAGTGACCAAAGAAACCCATATCTAAAGTATCAGAAGTTTCATTATTTGCAGCTAGTTGAATTAATGGATCATCAATTTTAATATCCGAAACTGATATTGTTGTGGCGTTTCCAGATACTATCAAATTACCAGTGATATTTAAATCTCCAGATATTGTACCACCAGTCAAATTTAATTTACTATTTGCAGTACTGTAAGATGAATTTGCATAAGAACTGGCAGAGTTCGCTACACTAAAGGCTGAATTGGAATAACTTGAAATAGATAATGTATTGCTTGATGCGGAATTTGCTACACCAAAAGAAGTATTAGCATAGTCACCAGAAGTTACTGCTCTTTGATCCGCTGTAGCTGCATTGGTCGTTGCAGTATTTGCTTCATTATAAGCACTATTAGCGTAAGAACTAGCACTACTGGAATTGTCAATAGAAGTATTAGCTTGTGCATAAGCTGAATTAGCATACGATCCACTAGTTACTGATTTTTGATCAACAGTATTAGCCGCAGCAAATGCAGAATTAGCATAAACACCAGCACTATTCGCTGTATTTCTAGCTAAAGTATCTGGTGATCCTGTGTTGGCTGCAGCGTAAGCGGCATTAGCATATACACCAGAACTATTCGCAGTATTTCTAGCATATGCATCTATTGGATCTGTTACAGCTGTATTCGCCGCAGCAAATGCAGAATTAGCATATGACGCCGCAGAGTTAGCCGCAGCAAAAGCAGAAGATATGTTTGCTGCAATCGATGGACTTAAATCAGATTGTTGAATCGTTCCTGGTTGAATTAGACCATCTGTTAGTTGTGTTAATGGCATATCTTTTTCTTTTTATTTTGTTAAAAATGTTGATGTAGGTGGTGTAAAGTTAGAAGTATATCGTGCGTAACCCTTGGTAATGCGGAAGTCATCAATATAGCCATTAAAGTAGTAGTTATCGATGTCCACATAATATCTTCCTAAAGCCATCACCTTTAGTGTTGTTGCTTGCGATGTCGTAGCAGGAGTGCCTTCGCTTGTTCCGTTCAAATAAAGTTTTAATTGCGTACCATCGTGTACCACAGCAAAGTGATACCAAGTGTTTGCACTTATCGTTGTTGATGATGAAATAGTCACCAATGCACTTCCAGAGGTGGCTATCTCAACATTTATTTTCAACGGACTCCCAAACAATGTGATAGCAATAGCATAGGCTGATATGCCGCTGTTTCGCGTTGTATAGATGCCGTAAATTTGCCCAGCAGTTGCAGCCGATGGGTATATCCAGCCTTCTATTGTGAACTTTTCGTTAGATGCAAAAGGCACTAACTCGCTTGACGGAAACTTTAGGTAATCCCCCGTACCATCGAAGTACATCGAGCTACCACCAAACTTACTCTGCGTCGTGCTGATCCGCGCGTTGCCTACTGTCTCTAGTACGTTCTTGGCGGCCGAGTCTACGACACCTGCGTTGGTGAAGTTGAGGAACAGGCTGGTCGCGGACGCAGCGAAAGAAGTGTTGACGTTTGATGTGCTCGGATAGGCCGAAGCGGAATCTGCGCCAGATGCCGATAGCGGCCTTGTCGGTGGAGTAAATGCACCCGTATAAACCGCAGTGCCTTTAACAAATCTTGCATTAGAAATAAAACCAGGGAAGAACCAAGTATCACCTCGATTGCAACCAATGTTTACACCACCTACTCCAGTCGAGCCCCAACTTCCGTAATTGGCAGTTGCGTAACGTGTTCCATTAATAAAAATTGATATGTTGCCGCTAACATCTCTTACGAACACTACGTGGTGCCATGCTCCTATTATCCAAGTAAAGGTTGCAGTTAAAATTGTACTGCCCGAACTTGTAGCCTGCCACACTACATTTGAACTAGATAATACAAACCTAAAGGGTTGACATTCGCTGATGTCAAAAATACAGTTAGTAGTCAATGCTGAGGTAGGATATATCCAACATTCGTAGGTAAAGGTGGTTATAGAACTAAATCCTTCTCCTGTACTTGGTACTCTTAAAAAATCTCCAGTACCATCAAAGAACCCACTACCACCTACAGTAGCCGCGCTGTATGCAGCAGTAGGAGCGAATGGGCTGAAGGCTTGGACGCTAACATCACCGTGGCGTGTGATAGCAAAACCGTTGGTGCTGTTGTCGATAAAACGATTCGACTGACATGTTAGTAACGAAGTGTTCGTAATTGCTGTTAGCGGTGCGGTTGGTACAGTCAACGTAGTGAGTGTCGGATCATAGGGCGTTGAACCTTTTATAACCCTTGCATTAGAAATATATCCAGTAAACGGGTCTGTTCCACTAGCATATGCCCCGACTCTTACATCTGTAGTAGCGGAGTAATTATTACTATGGCTTGATAAAGTTGCCGACCTACTACCATTTACAAATAAAGAAAGTGTTGTACCAGACCTGCATACTGCAACATGGTTCCATTGGTTAATGGCAGGGGCAGATGGGTTCAGCCAAATCGTATTCCATCCCTGCCAACGAATTAACCCTGTACCAGTAATCATCAACGCCCATTGAGCATCGCTGTTGCTCTCAAGATTGGCAACTAAATAACCGCCGGTAGCAGTACTCGATGTCTTATAAAACCAGCACTCTACACAGAAGTCACCAGCGCCAAAAGACGTAGAGCTGCCTGAAGCAGTCTGTAAGTAATCGCCAGTTCCATCAAAGAAGTTACTCCACCCAGTCTGGCTAAACGGCGAGAACGTACCCTGCGTCGTGTTGCCGTTACGAGTAATGGTGAAGTTATTAGTGCTGGAATCTTGGAACACGTTGTTGTTAGCATTGTTTGTGCCATTACCCGATAACAACAATGTAGTTAGGTTGAAGTATGGGTCAGGAATTTGTACTGTTATATTAAATGATCTTGCAGTTTCTTGGTTTTGTGCATCAATCGCATCAACACTAAAACTATAAGTCGTTTCTGTACCTACACTCACTGTGCCATAAAAATATCCATTTGATGCTAAGAATGTACCTGAAGGCAAAGAACTACCAGAAGAAACTGCATATGTAATTGTACCATCGCCTGCTGCACCTGAAGCCACTAAATTAATTGCAAATGCGGTCCCTGAGTCTTGAGTTGTTAATGGTGATGTTGTAGTCCATGAAGGTGTACCATTTGCATTAAGTGATCGTAAATAGATAGAACCCGATCCATCTGTATTGACCACATAAACATCTAATAATCCACTACTTAATGCTGGTACTGTAACATTTAATCGTGAAGAACTTACAAATGCTGTTGATGTTGCTGCTGTACCTTGAATGTAAACTACAGCACCACTTTGAAATCCTGTACCATTGATAATCATGAATCCGCCAGCTGTATCGATGGCAGTATCATCTTTTACGACAAACGTAGAATTCGCAATTTGAATTGAAGAAATATTTACTGTTGCACCGCCACCACCACTACCTGTAATAATATTTACGGGTGTCGCTGCTGCAGCTGTAACACCTCTATTGACTAGTGTTTGCGAACCCGTTCTACGAATTGCCATTAGGTCAACTCCGTACCAAATAGATTGAAACTTAAACTGGTATTATTTGCATACACAGTGATTACATCGGTATTACCTAATGTCATACCCATCGTTAAATGAATCGAATCATTTCCTGGTACGGCAGTATCATATGCTATGTAATGTTTGTTTGCAATGGTTTCACCGGCAGGACGTATAGCAATTCTAAATGTACCACCAGTTGATGAACGATTACATACTGAGATTGATGATGCTACTGCTTGAGTAGATGCAGGTACAGTATATAATGTCGTATCAGTTGTGGCTGATGGTGCTGATTGTCCTAAAACTTTATATGTTGTTGGCATTTTTACATTCCCGAAAGTACGAATGGATGAAATTGTGCTGCTGTATTTGCTGTAGCCATTGCGTAATTAATGTTCGCAGTAACTTCAGTATTTAAGTCTACTGTTTTAATTGTACCTGGTTTAATAAGACCAGTTGATAGTTTTGTAATCGTCATATGTTTAGAAAGTAATTGAACCTGAACCTGTGAATGTGTAAATCGTATCTGAACCTAATGTTGTAACTGTTATTTTTAAATTAAGCCCATGTGCCAATAGAAATATTTGAACCTGAACTTCCGAGTTTGGTTAATTTGCAATAACTTCCTATTGAAGTTGTATAAGCACCACCAGGTGCTGCACTTAATAAATATAGTGGAATAAAAGTTCCTCCTGAATTTATACTAAAACTTCCACGAATTTGAATTACAATAAATCCCGCAGCACTAGTTAAACCACTTAAAATTGCTGTTTGAGTGTTAACAGAAATGAATGATTGAATACTATCTGTAGTTATACCTTGAGTAAAACTGGCAGTATTATATTTAATTATACTTGAATAGTTTATATTATTAAAAGTTGATGTTCCACCAAATCCAATTAAAAAGTTATGTGATGTTACACCGGCTGATTTAGAAAATGCGTAAAGGGCTTCAATTTCATATTGAGTATTTGATTCTACTGTAGCAGAAGCTCCAAAAACACTTTGATTTCCGGTAGCATTTGAACCAACTACAGGTGAATTTAATCGATATAATAAGAAATCTGTTTTATTAACACATGAAGTTAATCTACCTTGAGCATCAACTGTTAATGACGGAGATAAACCCGATGTATTACCATAAGAACCTGGTGTAACTTCGGTATTTGCTAAATTAAATGATTTTACTCTTGTATTGGCCATGAATACCTCTTGATTGATACACTATTTAGTCAAACTCACAATTACCCTATTTTATATTGCAGCACAACATAAAATTGGATATATACTTGTATAGGAGTTTTTATGAGTTATCTACAAAAAATAATCAATTTTCTAGCACCGGATCATAAATCGGAGATAGAACTATTTATTGAGTCAAAAAATCCAAAGTCTACCGCTGATGTAGAACATTGGATTCAATATTATTCAAATTACAGGAGAAACTAATATGTTTTATACATTCCCAACAGTACCAACTTTCAATGAAGTCGCAGAGCGTCAAAAAGATTTTATGAAAGCTTTCGTTGATTTGAAAGTTGATGGCTACAAAGCTTATATCAAAGCTTTCGACAATGCTACATATTCCTTTTTTACTACATATACCAAAGAGTCTGAAAAATTTGTAGTAGGATTAGGGAACTATGCAAAAGAAGCCATTGACTTTGAGCCAGGTAAGGTACAATCAAATAAAAAGTGATTTAAAATTTTGGTCACCAGTAGAACGAAATGGGTGGTACATTAAATTCTCCTTTTTAAAGGATGAACAAGTACTACTCATTTTTGTTTCTGCTTACACATGCCAAACTATCATTCGTTATTTCGATAACGAAAATGAAGCAGTTAAGTATATAAACTTTCTTTGCGAAAAAAATCCTAGTATATTATTACAAGGCAACGAGAACCCAGCATAGTCTGGGTATTTTTATGGCAAAAGAAAAATCTTGTCCTCGCTGCGGCACCACCCACACAAAACGTGGTCCATATTGCTCAAGGTCTTGCGGCAATGTTCGTGAGCATACCGAAGAAGATAAAAAAGTTCGCCGCAAAAAACTTATTGAATATCACCAAACACCTGAAGGTATTGCTACCCAAGAAAAATCTCGCCGCATGGTCACGGCAATGAACAAAGGTGAAGATTGGAGAGAAATTTCGGTAGATGATTTTGCTGTTGACATTCCTGACGTAACCGATTATAATCTAGATTACGATTCATCATGGGCTCGGGCAGAAAAGTGGTGAGCTTGACAAATACCTTTTTCCGTGTTACAATGACGTATGATTATCAATGGAAAAATACCGAAAACGCATCTCTTGGCAATTAACCATTTTGCCGAGTTACTATTCACGCCTGCAAGAATCTATCAATTAGAAATTACGGTAAAATATAAAAATTTAGACGTTTTCGGTCTAGTCTATATAGATAATTACAACCTTAAAGGCAAACCAGATTCTTTTATCATTGAAATAGATCGTTGTTTGAGTACAGATGATAAACTAAAAACCTTGGCACATGAAATGGTTCACGTAAAACAATATTCGTTAGGATATTTAAATGAATCGATGACAAGATGGCGAGGCAAAAAAGTTTCTCAAAATATCACCTACGAAAACAAACCTTGGGAAATTGAAGCAGAACTCTACGGTTTAAACCTTTATGAATCTTTTGTAGCAAATTACCAATGAAAGATTTACTTAAATTTCTACCACAAATACTCTCGGCCTTGCCAGAGTTATCAAAGTATATTAAAATAATTCCTATACTGCTTGTATTAGCAGGCATTGGTTATGGTGCATACTATTATTTTTCGAATTACAAAGATCCCTATAAATGCGTAAACAATCAAGTATTTGAACAAATACGTGTTGATTCAAATGTTTATGTTTTTAAAGGCGAAGTCTGTATTGACGGTGAAAGGGTAAATAGTGAGTATAAAGAATGAATCGTCATGTAATATTTGTGGTGAGAAAAAATTTCAACAAAAAATGTGTGAAAATTGTGGAAGCGAGTCTAGGCATAGATTGCTTTATTCCACATTAGAAAAGTATGGATATTTAAACAAAAAAACCACATTCGAAAATATAAGAGTTTTACATATTTCTCCTGATCCAGGAATAGTAAATAATTTATTTT